ATACTACAATAATTACATTATGAAAATACTACTCGATAAGATCATGCGCGATAAAAACCTATCTACTCGGCAAGTATCCATTGCGACCGGAATATCAAAATCAACGATCAACCGCATTGCAAACGGTGAAATATCACCGACAGCCGACACGCTGGAATTACTTGCCAAGGGCTTGAAAGTCCGAATTTCTGACCTTATCGACTCTCCATATCAATAAGTGTCCCAGATCTGGGACGATTGTCCATTTTCGCGTAAGTTTCCCTGTTTTGGATTGTTAACTTAATAGAGAGGTACATAAGTACCAAAAAATAGCAGAACAAATGTTCGAACAAAATATTGATTTTTGTTCCCTGAGATAGTATTATATGTTCAGGAATTTCGAACATGTGTTTTTGCAGTTAGGAGGGACTTGCGATGGACGAATTAAATATCTTGTTATCCAAGCTAGATGGTAATGACTACAAAATCATCAAACAGCTTGTTTCGATATTATATAGGTATCTGGAGCGAAGAGGGAGACTTTAGTCTTCCCTTTTCTCATTTAATCCAGATCCTACGCTTTTGAAGTACTCTCGTATAACAGTTTTTGATTTTTCATCCAGTTCTTGATATTTCTTCATCATTTCTATGATCATATCGTAAAAAGGATTTCCATGTCCGTCATATTCCAGTAAATCTTCTACATAATAGCCAATTTCATCGGATGGTTGCTTGAACATTTCTCCCGTTCCATTTCTCAACCATTCTTCATTTACGCTATATTTATTGCATAAATCGGAAATAACTCTATCACTTGGAACCGCTTTTCCTATTTCATATGTAGCTATTGTATTTCTTTTTAAACCAAGCTTATCAGCAAGTTCTTGCTGCGTTATTCCTATTGCTTTGCGCAGTTCTTTTATGCGCTCATTCATTGGCACACCTCCTATCTAATGAAGATTATAAACTACCAAGAAGTAAATGTCAATCTTAAAATGTTGAAAAAATCAACAAAAAGCTATTGACAAAGTTGATTGACCGACATATAATAGTCGTACAACAACAAAACAACACAACAAACCAAAATTAAAAACGCTGACCTATCGGCATGACGGGGAGAAAGAGGTTGAATATGTTTGTGGTTTATGAAGTGTTTAAATCAGACGGAAAGAAGCTTTTAAGATTTAAAAACGAAGATAAATTTACTTGCGAGGTATATGTTGATCATCACAAATATGATTATGGTGCGCTATTAAACGGAGCTTCAGAACTTGTCATAGAAAAAATCGAATAAGCCGGACACCGTTCCGGCACTGTAATGCAGGCAGGCGGCAGGAATCAGAAAGAACACCGCCTAGGCCGTTCCAACCCGGTTGAATGCAGAGGACAGAATATAAAGAAGGAGGAAAATGATATGTGGATTTCACGATGGTATTGGGAATCTCAAATAAGGCAGAGAGATGAGCTTGAAAGAAGAGTGAAGAGATTGGAACTTATTGTGTTGAAAGATGCGGAAAGCAAAATTGCCAACCTCAAAGATAAAGAGGTTGGCACGATAAAGAATGACGGAATATCAACTATTGAGGAAGTCGTTAATCAAAAATTTAACTTGGTTTGATTTCTCTTCAACAAGATTGAATAAACGGGTTAATTGAATGTGGTCATCAGTGATAGAGCTGTTTGTAATTTCAGTGGAGAATCGGCTGCTATCATCCTGCATTCGCAAAGAAAACTTACATTTATCTGGCGGAATAGGACATGGGATATTTTTATTATCACGATAAGTGAGCAGCAAAATGCAACCATTTTTATATTTTGAAAAATAGCTGTAACGATTATCCAATTCGTGAAAGTCATTAGAAGAATAAAACGGACAATTTTCTTCAATTGAGGTTGGTTTGCAAGGATAGTTTTGGTTGTTAATTACGGACCAGTAAAGTTGATCGGAATGTGTTTTCTCGAAAACTTTTTCAAGAAATGTAGATATTTTTGATCTTTCCATTTGTTTACTCCTTTTTATTTAAGCGTGCTATTAAAAAGTTGATGTCTTGCCTGATTTTTCTTTTGCTAGACTCGGTTATTTCTGATTTTAGAAGATGCGAGCACCTATATAAATGGAACGAACAACGCAATGAAGATATTAACGAGTATTTCATTTGAAATTCGTATATTTTGCTCTGTAAATTATCTTGGATGCTTGATGTAAGCAATCCGTCATCCCAAATATTTTGCCGCAACGCAATGATGGAACAGAGCAACTCTTCTCGTTCATTTTTGTAAGTTTCTTTCTGACTTTCGGTTTTTGCGTAAACTTTTTTCAGAATACCAATAGACAAGAAAAAGCTTATAAATCCAAGGATGTCGCATATTCGACTGAAAGTAGTCCAAGACATAATCATGATAAACCTCCTTTAAATGGATTTTATCATGCTGCAACAAAGAAAGCAATCCCGCCACGGAGGTTACGACGGCAATAAAAATAGGAGGTAAAAGGTATTGAACGAGTTAATCAAAATCAATTATGAAACAGAACAGCCGGCAGTCTCGGCAAAAGATTTACACGAACAACTAAATATCGAAACACCATTAAAAAAATGGATTGATCGCATGTGTGATTACGGTTTTGAAGAGTCGAAAGACTTTTGGACAAAAATGTCTAAAAGTACAGGAGGTCGCCCATCAAAGGAATATAACCTTTCCGTTGATATGGCGAAGCAGATCTGTATGATTCAAAGATCACCAGAAGGGAAGCAGATCCGTCAGTATTTCCTTGATCTCGAAAAAGCATGGAATACACCAGAGCAGGTAATGGCCAGAGCCTTAAAGATGGCAGGCAAGACCATCGACAGCCTGAAAGACAGGTGCAAATTCCTTGGCGGACAAGTGGTAGAGCAACAAAAGCTAATCGAGGAAATGACACCAAAAGCGAACTATGTTGACCATATTCTGGAATCAAAATCGTTGGTGGCAACTACACAGATCGCCAAAGACTACGGAATGTCAGCGGTGCGATTTAACCGGATTTTGAATGATATGAAAATCCAGTACAAGGTTAATAAACAGTGGGTTCTCTACTCAAAATATCAGAATTGTGGGTATGTACATAGTAAAACCATTGATATCACAAGAAGCAATGGGGATCCAGACGTAACAATGCAGACACAGTGGACGCAGAAAGGACGCCTGTTTTTATACGAGGAACTCAAGAAAAACGGAATCCACCCAGTAATTGAGCAGAACGCAGCATAGGAGGTACGCATGAGCGAAAAAGACAGAAAAGAGATTGCAGAAATGGTGAAAAAAGCAAAGTATCTGGCAGAGAATGACCCACAGGGATTTATGCTTGCAAAGAACAGCATGGATATTTTGAAAGCAAGATCAGACATGGATGCAGTGGAAGAGAGAGAAGATGACTAGGACAACATATCATGGACAATCTAACCATCATACATATTAGAGAGGTGATGATTTTGATCGTAGAAACAGTAAAAGTAAAAAATGCAACAATCCGAGTACATGATGATTGTTATGTGGATCGCACAGAGGAGGAAGTTAAAAAACTTATAGATGGATGTTGCCGGATTATTCAGGGAGCATTGATGCGAAAAGAGAAAACCGCCTAGGCGGTAGATGGGAGGACAAGCTATGAAAGTTAAAGGAACTTACCATTGCCAGACTACTCAGCAGCCCAACACATTAAACAGTTGGGATATCCGCTCCGTATCTGTTGAGTTACCGGAGCAGAACAAGCCCTACTGGCATAAGGTTGCAACAGCTGTGATCGGGTTTGTGCTGGCGATGATCGGATGGTGGTTGATATTTGGGTATTAAAAATGAGTGCTGTCACAGGGCGGCAACCCTCGAGCACTCAAGAAATTAAATCAGTTAAAGTATAGAGAAAATTCGAGGAAAAGTCAAATGATTACAAAAACAATACTTAGCAACCATGAAGAATGGCTTAAAAACAGAAAAAATGGAATCGGCGGTTCTGAAATCGCCGCTGTAATCGGGAAGAATCCATACATGACAAATGTGGAGTTGTGGGAGTTGAAAACTGGAAGAAAGGAAGCAAAAGACATTTCAAATCTTCCTTATATTAAATATGGTACACAGGCAGAGCCATTATTA